GTTTTTATATTCAGCTATGATCTCAAATTTAAAATGTTCTTTCCCTATCTTTTCAATATCTGCTGTAAGCCATTTAGAAGAACCCATATATGTTTTCCAATCGGATGCTGTTTCTTTTAGACGAGTGTAGTGCATGTATTGCTTACAACCTACATATCCCTTTCCATTCTGAAGATTGGTTATGAGATAAACAAATCCAAACTTATCAAGATTGGGAACAAATACTTTCTCCTTTCTATATTGTACCCAATGATGATCTACCAATTGATAACTTCCGGTACATCAGGAATCTTTGCAACCTTTGTAAGATATCTATATCCTCTTGCATAATTAAATACTCGTAGCCCGTGTCCATCATTGGCATCCTTCCAACATTCTCGTTTATGATTACAATACAGACAGGATGTTCCTAATCTTTTATTACCTGAAGCTCCTTCTTTGACATCACTATAACATTTATTGGGTGGGAATTTATTATTCACCATTGATTTTAAATATTTAACTCTATCTCCTGCATTAATCATTTCCAATGAATGAACAGGAGATAAACATATCTCTCCACTTTGTTTATTAATAGCTAGGAAAGCAGCTTTATCTACATTATTTCCTTCAGCATAAGCTGAGATCTGTGCTATGTAACCAAAGGGATCGTCCCTAGTTAAATCTCCCTTTTCAAATTTCTCGAATCCTCTGGGAGAAGTAGACTTACAATCCACAAGAACATCATCAATCATACAATCCTGATGTCCCTTAACTCCTTGAACTTCAAGTTCTTTTTGAGTATCTGTAACTTTATGTTCAGCTATTTTAGATAATGCTATAAGTAATTCTTCTAAAATATAACCATATAAAAATTTAATTTTAGTAGGAGATGTAAAAGGCTGAGCTTTATTATTTAAATTAACATCATACCATATCTGTCTATCGGGTCTACCTATAGCAGATAATCTTAAATTACTTTTATCTCGTTCTTTCTCGAATAAAGCTGACTTTAAATGTTCTTTTATGTTATCTCCAAATTCATTTATATGTTTATCTATTTCTTTTTCATCCATAGATATTTCATCTGAACTAAAAAGATTATAGATATCTTTTACTAATGTATCTATAGATTTCATACAGAAAATGGGGAGAGACTTTCATCCCTCCCCTCCTCTAAGAGTTAGATGTTAAGAAGCAAAGGGGATATCTTCATCCCCTTCATTACTGACAAACCCACCATCAACTACGTCAAAAGCCTCATCAGCTTCTGTATTGTAAGGAATAAGATTAGTTACCTGAACTGCTCGTAAGTCAGCCCCTATTCCTGCTCGTCCCTTAAACTCCCACTCATAGGTTGTGTAATGAACATTAATTTCTGAGCCATTTCCAATAAGGGTTTGGGTCATGGTTCGCTTCTGACCATCAACGAGATCAGGAGCACGGTTGAGAGAACCGTCCTTCCGACGGACCCGACGTTTGATCGTTACAAAATCTCCACGATCATCACCTTTATTCTTAATCGGAAGTCCGTCCTTCTTTACCACTTCCAAGTTTTTCTTATCAAGGTTACACACATCAACAGACCATACTCCATCCGAGTCGAATGTGGTATTAGGGTTGGTGATAGCAGCCCAGTAAGCTGTTCCTGAAATTACTGACATATTTTTACAACTCCTTTATCTGGATTTAAAAATGAAGTGTCTCATATTTTTTTTAACTTGTCAAGTACTAATGTGTCATGGCCCACGTTTCTCCGTCTTGCCATGTACTATCCAGAGGACATCTAAGATTCAGTTGACGTTCTGTATCCTTGATAGCCTCTTTTGTTATGGTTCCAAATCGTTTCACATCTCCTTTTGCAACTTCAAATTGATACTCGTCATGAATAGAGGCCACTAATCTAGCATCTATTCCTGTGCCTTTAATCCGTTGTGTCATATTGACCAGCCAATCCTTGCATATGCTGGCCCCGGCTCCCTGTATAAGGGTATTAAGACTACTATGGGGGCTTCGTACAAACAAGGTACGTCCGTCTATACCTTTGATCTTTCCCCTCTCAGCGGCCTTCTGAACGCTACTACGGACCCTTTTTAGGGCAGGAATGTTAGATAGAAACCTATCTATAAGTCCTTGCCCATGTTCCTTATTACCGTCTACAATTTTACCGATCTTGGCAGCACCTGCTCCGTACATGAAGGCATATATCAGTGTCTTTGCCTGATCTCTGTTGGTAAGTCCAGCCATCTTCATGTTAGCTGTATGGACATCTCCATTTACAACTTCATTAATGTAATCTTTATCGTCCATTAAATGAGCTAGACATCGAAGCTCAAGACCAGCAGCATCTGTTCCTACTAATGTGTGAGTATGAGGATTATTTACTGTCCAACAATCTCTGCACTCTTTACCAAACGGACTTCTGACTGCTGGTACTTGAGCCATGTTAGGGTTATGATGAGCCATTCTTCCTGTAATAGTTCTCAGAGTTAATACTCGACCATGAACCCTTCCTGTAGTGTCATTAAAACAATTAATCCAAGATTGTATTTGTGCTTTTCTTTTCTGTAACAAAAGAAATCTGGAAAATTTCTTTGCTTCATCCATGTTAATTTTATTTAATATCTCTTCACTTACTATTATATTTCCTTTGTCTGTGAATTTATTTGGTTTCCATCCTCGTTCGATTAATCTATCTGCTATTTGATATCGTGATCCTATATTAAATGGTATGTATTTTGTTTTTGTTTTAAGTTCAACAACAGTAGGTGGAAATTCTTTCTTTGCCCATTGTTCTAACTTATAAGCTTCATCAGATAACCGGGCAAGTAATCCAATTGTCTTTTGAATATTAAGGGTGAATCCATTTCTTTCTTGTTGATCTATAATTGCTCTAATTTTATACTCAAGATTTATAGAATAAGAAGAAAATTTATTTTTCTCCATACATAATTGTTTATATAGAACTTCAGTAAGATTAACATCATTCTTACAATACTCTAACATTTCATTGGAATATACTTCAAAGTTTTCTTGTTCCCCTTTAGGATATCCAAGTTTATTTCCCCATGCTTCTAAACTATGTCCACCATCTCTCATAGGATTAAAAAGTTGTGACAGAATAAGAGTGTCTATTACCTGTTTTAATTTAATATTTGTATTTAATAATCTATTTAATATAGGAGCATCAAATGATATTCCATTATGCATAATAAATTTATCCACGGTACGGGACCAAGATTTAAACTTATCTAAATTATTATGATCCCATACATATACCTTAGATGTAGATAGATCCTTTGCAACGATACAATGGATCTTCTGTGCATCTAAGGAATCTGTTTCTATATCTAATATTACATTCATACGGCAAAGCTTTCTCCACAGCCACATTGAGATGTAGCATTAGGATTTTTAAATACTATATATGAACCATTAATTCCATCTGTATAATCTATCGTTACATTCATTAAGAACATCATAGCTTCTGGTCTAACATATAAATTACCATCAAGCAATGGTAATATATCATGTTTTTTGGGGATATCTTCTACCAAGTCCCACTCGTAAGTGAACCCAGCACAACCACCACCTTTTACACCAAGCTCTATACCTTTAACATCTTGATCTCTAACTATACGTGACAGATGTTCATTGGCTTCTTCAGTGATACTGATCATAACAATTTTACTTTTTTAGTATCTTCTAAATTTATTTTGAAAAAGGGTTCATTATCTTTATATATATTATTAATACGAACCACCTTTGAATCCTTTACAATGTCACCCTTAGTAAACCATGCCCAAGAACAATCGTAATTAAAGACTACAAAAGTTAAAGTTCCTTTAGAACCTTCCTCCATCCATTTTTTTATAAGTCTATTCTTACGATAGGGAATACGAACATCAGGGAATGGATAGTCTTCTCCTTTCCATCCTTTCTTTACTTCTACTTCAAATTGAGCTGGTTGATTATTTTTCATACACCTAATGTCAGCATTATAATTTTCTTTTTCATCTATATTATCATAACCATTTGTTTTTAACCAAGGTAATATGGCTCGTATTGCTTTAGGATGGTTGGCATTATATAAACTTTTATCAGATTTTATACGTGGGAAACTATCTTTTCTTACTTCCATCAGTCATCTCCTGCATCAAATGGATTATTAATCTCTGTCATTCTACCAGTATTTCTATTGTAAAANAAGTATGTAGACACTCCTGTTTCTCCTGTATACCTATTCTTTAGTATACGAATGGTTGTTGTATTAGATAATATAGGATCATCGTTTTGTTGATTTCTTTCCAATGCTATAACGGAATCACTTAAATGTCCAATTGAGGCCGATCCTCTCAAATGACTTAAAGATATTTCTTTACCATCTTCATGTCCTCTATCTCCAGCAGGTCTACGTAGATGAGATACAAGTAATAGACATATCCCTGTCTGTTCGACCAGTGATCTTAACTTGGTCATTAATATATCTATAGATTTTCTCTCGTCTGTATCTTCCTGTCCCGAAACTAGGATTGATAAATGATCTAAGAATATCCATTTAGTATCAAGAGCTTGGGCCATGTATCTAATCCTTGCAAGTATCTCGTCATTATTTATTGAACCAAAATGATCAAAGGCAAAGATTCGTCCACTACCTATTGTAGCTCCTTGCCATTCTTTTAATTGGTCAGTGTCATAACCTTCCCTGACTTCTTTAATATACAAACGAGCATTCGCTTCTACTGACATGATATTCCATGCTGTATGTTTAATGCCCTCCTCCAATGCAAGGATACCAATGTTATCTTTTGTATTACGTAGAATATGATGCATAAGTTCTCTAGTTATAGAAGACTTTCCCATTCCAGCCCCACTACAGAAAGTTATTAACTCTCCGGTCCTCATTCCATAGGTCTTTTCATTCATCTTGGGCCAAGGATATAGACAAGTCTCACAATATTCTTCTTCAAAAAGGGAGTCACCTAAATCTTTTAAGTTAATAATTCCTGCTGGTGTATATGGTTTAGCACCCCACCAATCTTGTGTAAAGGCTTCACGTTGTCCCATTTTAAGATACTCGTTAGCATCTTTATGAACCATCCTCATGATCTTACATTTGTTGGGAGCAAATAGTTGAGCTACTTTTTCAGCAGCTTCCTGCCCTTGCTTGTCCATATCAAAACAAATAACAACAGTATCGTAACCATCCAGATAATCAAAGGCTTCCTTGCAATCTCTTAATGCCCCTGCTGATCCTGTCTTTATACTTACACTGGGCCACTTCGATCCCATTAATTCGTAAGCTGACATGGCATCCACTTCACCCTCACAAATTGTGATGTACTTTGCCTTCTGTGTGAATATACTTTGTCCAAATAATACAGCCTCAGATAACTCTCCTTCTACCCACATACGTTTATCTTTTGTCTGTCTTATTTTATTTCCTATGTGTTCTCCTTTATCATTATAATAACCATACAAATGATGGGTAGTTATATTCCCATTCCGTTTAACTTTAGTATTAAATTTCTTGGCAGTCTCCAAAGATATTTTACGTTCAGGTATCTCTTTCCATTCTCCAACTGTAGCCATAGATTTTACCTTTGTTTTAGATATTGTTACTACATTGTCATCAAACCTAGTGTCACATGAGAAGCACCAAGAATATCCTGCCTCATGTCTTACGTTAGCATCACTTGATCCACAAGAGGGACATGCCCCTCTGTCTAACCATTTACTTTGTTGCATATTTTATTCCTTATTTCCATTGTTCTGCCATAGCTTTAGATATTCCTTTCCAAAACTTTGATCTAATTTTTGATCTGTTCTTTGTTCGGGGAACATGTTCATGAAAGTGAATAGGCTGACCTTTATGTTTTCCTCCTTTATGATATCCATAAATTTTAGGTTCAACTACATCTGTATATTTTAATGGTTGTAAATTCTTTAACCAAAGACAGGTTCTTTTTCTTTCAGGATCTCCAAAATAATATGGTTGTATTATTTGATCTGGTTTTTTCCAATTGCTACTCAGAAAACCAACAGGATTTTCAATACAAATTCTTGGAACATTATTATTATATAATTTTTTTACAAACTCCATTGATTCTAATCTTAATTGTTTTCTTTCTCTTGCTTGTTCTCCATATTTTTCTTCATCAAACCACCGATTGCCAGCATTAGATAAATATGTACAAGGTGGGTGTGCTATCATCATGTCCCAATCTTTATCTAAATGGTTTAAAACATTATCTTGAATATGATTACCTTTTGATTCTGTTGGCAGGATATCACAACTCCAAGCATCATGTCCCTGTATGGTAAAAGCATCTCGTACAATACCAGAATATTCACAAGCTATTAAAATTTTCATACCCCCGGTCCCGGCCAAGTTCCATCATGTATCTCCTTCATTTGTTGGCTCATAGTTTCATTTGTAAAACTTATTGGAATAGAACAACGTCTTGTTATAGCAGACTTAGGTATGGAAAGCAATCCACCATATTGTGCTTCAACTTTATTATCAGCATTATTAATTGATGAAGCTAAAGTTATATAAATATTGTCTTCATTAACTAATATACCAGCAGATTTAACAAGCATGGGTTTTAATTCTTTAACTTCTTCTTCTGATTTCCAATCAGCATCTTCATATTCTGCTGAATCAATCCATTCAACACAAATTATTTTACTATTCATCCAGTTCTCCCCATGTATCCTGCATAAAGTTATCTACAAATGCTTCCTTNTCAGACATGATATCATCTGTATCTCTTCGGGCCAATCGTTTTGCTTCCTTCGTATCATATCCTTCTTCTTGATACTGTTTAGTTAGCTTTCTAAAGACTCTTTGTCTTTCTTTTTGCAAGAAATTTTTAGTCATTAAATCCTAAGTCCAATTGATATTTATCGGAATCAGAATTCATTCTGTCCCATATTTCTTGATGACCAACACCATGTATGGCAACCCAATCAGTTAAAGATAAATGTCCTGCATCTTCTTCCATTTCGATTAGCCAATCTTTTACTCTACCCAT